GATTGTTTTGCGGCTCCTTGTAGCAAGAAATACAAATCCCTCATAAGCATTACCACGCTCGTCAAAGCATACCGGTTCGAGGTCGCCTTTCAAATATCGATTCTTCAGCACACTCTCGAATCTTTCATACACACCATCCGTCATTGGGATATATCGTATGCCATTCGATGTCTTCGGTTTTCTGACAACATGCTCGTGATTCAGACAAAGAAGCTGTTTCTCCACCCGAATCATCCGTTTCTTCATATCTATATCATCCAACGTCAAGCCGCACAATTCTGATGCTCTTAATCCTGTCCAGAACAAAATATAAATCATGTCATAACAATGTCTGCTGTGCGAATCGATTGAACAAAATTCAAGAAAACGATTCATGTCTTGTACTGTTAGTGCTTCCATTGATTTGCTGTCGCTTCTGTCTGTAGTAATTCGTCTGAACGGATTCTTTACGATATAGTCATAGTCGATAGCATACTCGAATGTCCGCTTGATAAGACTTATCTGCGTTTGTATAGACGACCCTCTGTATTTCTTCTTCATGTCACGAAGCCAATCTTCACAATGCTCGGGTTTAATCTTGCCTATTTCCATATGACCGAGTCGATACTCTTTCAGTGTATTTACCGTTACATTGTACCCCATCTTCGTATTTGGACTTAGTTCTTTCCTATTATAAAGATTATCCAAATATCGGTTGATCACTTCCAACAACGTAAGCTTTGCGCCATCCATATCAATGTTGTTGTCGAGCTGCGCATTTAATTCGGCTTCTTTTTCTCGCAGACTCTTTCCTCCGCGCCTCCCTTTTGGTAACTGATCTGTTGCTTCCAGCCGATACGAACTGATTACCCGGTCTTTTCCAAGGATATCTCTGTAATGATACTCATATCGCTTCGATTTCGGATTATAGTATTCATTATCTCGAAGTTTTTTTCTGGCTGGTTTATTCTTTTCACTCGTTGCTTTATTTGCCATATTCTCAGCCCTCCATACAAAAAGGTGCCTCGAACGAATACTTTTAAATAATAGCACATTCGAGGCATTATGTCGATAAATTATATCTGTTCTACTTTGCTTATAAACTCTTCAAATGGTTCTCGCTTTATCCTTATCACACGTCCAATCATCAAATGATATCGGCATTCGTAATCATTTTGAACAATCTCCCGTAATCGATGCTGTCCTATGCCAAACAAATTTGACGCTTCTTTAATTGATAATAAATATTTATTATGCATCATGACCACCTCCATTCTGAAGGCAATCATAAACTTTTTAATCGTAACCCGCATACTGAGAAAAAAGAAGAGGGAATGTATTACACACGCCCTCTTTCTTTTTATTTAGCATTCAGAAATGTTTCGTAATGCTTTTAATTGTTTGTCCGGAACTGTTTTGTGTTACGATCGTTACTTTCTGCTTTTCGTAATCAAAAGTTTTTATAGTAGTAAGTCCAGTATAGCTATTTACCGAGGTTATAGTTGTGTAGTCTTCGTCATACGTTCGTACGAGGGTTCCAACTACTAAATTCGATTGGGTTAATTCTACAACAACCGTATTACCAGAAAAACGCTTTGTTAATACCTGACCGGTTGTATTATTGGTGGCTGTAATTGTATCCGTCGTTTCTTCGTATGTAATATCTCCAGATGCAAATCCATTTTCCAAGATATTCCCAATCAGTTCTTCTGCTTCATACGTACCAATAATCTGCATCCCGGTTTTATCATGCGCTTTAAACCCTTTCAATAAATTGGATGCTGATACCGTATCGCTGGTAAGATCGATCAAAACTTTATTGCCGAATACAATTTTATTCGCAGCCATCTAACAAGACCTCCTTATCCGATCGTAACGGTCTTTCCTCCAGCAGAATTATCGGTTTCCACATACGGGATTGCCTTAACTGTAACCTGGGATAAGCAGTTATATCCCTCCTCCGGAATGATTGTCTGTTCTGATTTTGACGGGGTAACTTCTTTCGTCTGTGGCTTCATATCCTCAGAACCAGACATGCTACCCTCTACGCCAAGAATCGTAATTCCCTCTCGAATATTGGTGGCAATAAGTTTTGCCTGCTCAGTTGCGTCAATAGCAACCTTACCAGAACCATCATGATATCCCTGCGGTACTGTATATTCCCCGGCAACGGTTGAAATAACTCCTTTGACAGCACCATTATTTTTCATGGTACCTGTGAGTTTGCTACCTCTGGCATGTGCGGTCTTACCGGCAAGAATCTCAGCAACGGCTGCTGTATCGTCGGAAGTATCGCTGTCGTATGTACATTCACCGGTGATCTTTGCACCGCTCTTATCATGAGCAGTAATACCTTTAAGGATCTTATCTGCACTGACAGTATCGCCAGTAAGATCGATAAGGACATCACCCCCGTAAATGACTTTGTTTACATTCAAATTTGCTATAATGTTTCGTCCTCCATAACACTTTCATTATTTTTCTTTGTCAACTGTCTTGTTGTACTGGGATGTACTGATTCCAAGGATAACGCCAAGAAAAGTATCAATCGCAGTAATGGTTCCTACAACCTGTTCTCCATAAGGGAGTCCCCAGATTCCAGCCAGTGCAAAATATAAAGTGCCGGCTGCCGGAAGCAAATACATAGCGATCCATTTAAGGATATCGTATGTCTTGTTACTCATGCTCATTGTGTTCTTCCTCCTTCTCTATAAATTTATGGAGCGGGAGTTTGTCCACCTCCTGCATAATTCGCTTTGCTGAACCATTCCCGCCCATACGTTCGTAGGGTTCATAGAGATACACTCTCAGATTTTCATATTCGTCCTGAGTTACGTAACCCTGATCAATATATGACATTCCGAGATACATAATCCTGTCATGTGCCAATCCAATAAGCATCTCCGTTTTAACATCTTTTTTTTCACTTTTATTTTGCAAATAAGCCCACAGCCCAGAAGATGCAAGAACTGAGCTAAAGATTGTGAGCACAACCTGAAACCATGGTTCCATCCTTTCGTCCCCTTTTAAATATCTACAGGGTTTCCATTTTCATCCAGACCCAGAGCTTCAAGATCTGCCTTTACAGCGTCCTTGAATTTTGCCGGAACCCGTGAAAACGTTCTACGGCCGTTGATGATGAGTGCTACATACAGTGCTACCATGTCAATACCTCCTATTAAGTGTAATAAAAATATAATCATAGCTACGCCTCTACTGGTAATGGATCACCATTGGTGTCGTAGCCAAGTTCCCGAAGTTTTTCTTCAACCGCTGCCTGAAAATTAACTGGCACATCTGTAAAAGTCTTTCTTTTGTTGATGATGAGCGTACAATACAAACTGACCATTTTGATTTTCCTCCTATGCCGACAAACTTGCCACCGCATCATATAAATCAGCAATTGCTTCCATTATGGTCATCTGGTTCGTATCACCAGAATTCTGACCTGCAAGCAATAGCAAAATATTTGATGCGTTATTTACATCTTTTACTGCGTTAATTGAGGCCAGAGTGTTTGCATATGTATTGAACTCTTCGATTGTCATAACAGCTTCCTGAAATGTATAGTACGTAACTTTTTCATCGTTCATGATAGTTCGAACTTCTTCTGCAATATCTTTTCTCAGATATACACTTGATACTCCGACCTCAATTGCGGTTGGTTTTACAGTGCTTTCCGAATATACATATTTAGGTTCCATATGATTCCTCCTTTTCCTGGATATGTATTGGTGCTATTAGCCACCCAAAAGTTTTCCAGTCCTCTCCTAAACCGCAAGCGGCTTACAAGAAAGAGCAGCCCCAACGTCCCCACCCTTACTCGCCGCATCATATAGCAGCATGGCGGCCATCGGACCATCAGCCAACGCAGAGTTCCGGGCGGCACCGGCTCTAGCGTAACACGTTAGAGCATTGTTAAACCACAGACCATCCGCTTCATATGTTGTAGCAGAACCACTTGCTTTAACCGGAATTCGCCCAAATGCAAGATCATTTTTCATTTCACTGATGTAACCGCTAGTTGTTCCAGATGGAGTTGCTTCAGACAATGCGATATAACCGGAACCATCCAAATTGTATCCGTTAACCGTAGATCCATCGTGAGTTCCCTCTGTGATTTTGATTTTCTGTGTTCCCTTATCGTTAATCCACCCAGCTGTTCTTCTACTAAGATTTCCCCACCAATTTTCCATTCCGAATACCTTTACACCATTCGTCCGGGTCTTATCTCCCCAGAATAGCCCCTTGGTATTCATTGTCCCCAGTCCAATCGGATTACCACTGTCGCCGCTACATCTGCCAGTTCCATAAATAGACTGTAATTCTGTACTCTTTGCCATCATAACTAAAAGATCCTGAATCAAGAGTCTATCCGCCAGTACCTCGGTATACCAACCATCGCCATTCGCGACTGCAAAATCGATTTCGGTCTGAGCTGATTGATAAATACACTTGTTCTGACCCGAAATAGATCGCAGCACGTTTCCAACATTTGAACCAAAATAAATCGGGGTATAGAAATGTTCAATAATATTGTCGTTCTTATCATAATTACACCAGCAATCCCAATCATCACCAAGTGGAATATCGGAGCATCTAAATTTATAGATACCATTCACAAATTCCCTGTGGGTATAAATTTTAGGCCATTCCATCATCGCATTTCCGGTGAACGCTGTCTTTGCGACGCTCGATGCCATTCCATCGGTTTTCTTGGTGTAATCATCCGGATCTAAATATTCTTTTACAACACAATCAAAACCCAACATACATGGTCTAGGCATAAATTTCTCTCCGGGAGTGCTGGGCCATCCGCCATAACCGAATTTGCTTGATGCGAAATTCATACCAGCGGCGGCATATGATGCATTATCTACATCCGACGGATATGTAACTCGTGTGGCAGGATTAGAATCATTTGTTTTTAAGTCATACCCATATAAATAGGTGTAAGTCTGTGCTTTCGCCACTGCACGATTTTTTTTACTACGGTTATACACTCCCTGTTCTGTATAAGGAAATGCTGCGTAATAATACGTTTTTCCGATTGTAACATCATCGTCATTGACGAAACCATCTTCTGTCAGAGTTGCCAGTAATGCACCATCGAACTCATCTTTCGGATAACTACCTTCTTTTTTACGAATGATCGCGCCTGCAATCGTACATAATGTCTGACCGTTAATCATTGTTTCCTTCGGTAATTCTGCAATAATTTTAATGCGAGCCTTGCCGGAACTTGCCTGATAACTCGACACCGCATTGAATGAGATCATATTAGAAGGCTCGATACCGCCAAACAAATGCCGATTTTTGCCATAGATTAAATCTTCTTCTGCCATTTTGAAATCTCCTTTCGTTTAAGCCATCAAATAATTGTGATGACACTTGATATTGTTTTACCATCCGTAGAAAATGTCTTTACCAGTGTAGCCACCAGCGAACCATTAGAATCTTTAAGTGTCGAGGTACATTTCGTAAATTCATCCGTAAACATCTTCACCAGAACGGCGCCGTCGTTATCTGTCGAGGTGATTGTAGTGCCATCGTCCGAAAATACTTTTGTACCACCAGAAAACCCGTTCATAAGAATGCTCTCGAGTTTCATCTTATCCAGCTGAAGTTGTAAATTGCCAGCGGCGTCTGTGCTTAGCTGATTTCGCATAGATTCAAACCAATCGAGGAATGTCTGCTGTTCACCTTTTGTCCATTCAGTCAACACTGCAGCGGCAGCCTCCATGTTACGCTTCAATTGCTGATAATCCGAATCGAAATCGGCAGTTTCGTCTTTAACAAACTGATCCAGTTCATCTTCCCACTGACCAAGCAGCTCGCTCAATGATATAGTCTGCATCAATCCCGTGATAAATGGGGTTTCCTCCGAACCAACAGTGTTCGTAATATCGGTCTGCTTTATTTCCGTTGAGCCAGCTTTACGATAGATATAGCACAATGGATACTGATAAAGATTACCGTTCTTCGATAAGGTTGGGGTTACTGGTGTACTGGATGGTGTTCCTTTAATTGGCTTAATAAAATTATCTCGGACTTCGATTGATGAGTTCACTTCGATAACGATAGCATCAATTCGATCCAATAAAACTTCCGATTCCTCGCATGTGACCGGTAAAATAGCATCGTTCTTAGTCCATGTATGATTGAACCATGCTTTACCGATACCCACATTTACAATATTCCCGGTATCAGCCTTTACCACGAAGCCTGTTCCGATGGATGCAAAGATGCCGTCGTTAATGATTCCATCAAACAATTCCGACATTTGAATGGCATCATATTTTCTATCGCCGATGCTATTATAAAAACCACACGTCACGCTACTCTCGGACTCAGGGTTTGTCAGTTTACTCATAAGATATCATCTCCCTCCTGTATAGTTTTAAACGTAGGGTACATAGACACGCCGCTTTCACTCTGAGACATGATAAACTCAGAAATATATGCTTGCCCTTCATGTCCGTACTCATTAGCGATTTGTACAATATCGCCAATAAAAAAATCTGTTCCGTACTTGAACATTCTGGTAGCTTCTACCTCCCCTTCGAAAGAAGTAACGGTCTTGTATTCTGACAGTTTTTCTGTTCCGCGTTGGTTCAGCTGTTCTGTATATTCGGCACTGGTTAATGTCTCGCCCTCTCCAACATCAGACGAAATGTCCCTCGCATCGGTAAAGAGTTCTCGTCTCTCTAATCCGCTTGCAGTTCCGACAATTGACGTTTTTCTGGCAGCTCCTTCTCCCTCCCCGGCAACCAACGTAACATTCTTCATCGTCTTCTTAGACTCCAAATAATTACTATTGATGATGTTTTCGAAATCTGGTGAAAATATTACATATGGGTTATTCGCCTGATTGTATGACCTATCCTTTCCAGAATATAAGGAGAACACAAATCGATTGTTGTCATCCAAAACTATTTTGAAGCCGATATTATTTTTCTTACATAACGTTGAAACGACTTCGTATAGATTTTCTCCGGTATACTGGGCATCAATCGTTAGCCCGGTTACCGTCGCGTCTGAGCATTCCGTGAACACAAAATTGTCAATCTTTCTCTCGGATATACTTGGTGAAATAATGTTTTCATCAAGTAATGTTCCAATGGCTTTCTGCAAATTTCCGTTTAACACGGTTTGCCCCCAGATAATTCTTCTTTCCAAAATCGATTCTATGGAACGACCAGTTACAATCAACTTATTGCCTTCTTCTACATCTGACGTAATGTTAAGTTGCTCTATAACCATCACATGCTCAGACTTTGGATTCCACAGATAATAATCTTGTCTGATGTACTTTAAAAGGTCGTTATTCATGGCCATAAATAATTCAAAATCTCCGGCTTCGTCGTAACGATCTGTCCATATTAAAGATTCAAACTCATCAATGACGGCGACCGACTCAAAATTTGTATTTAATACATATACTTCCATACTTTATACTCCGTCATATATAATTTTGTTTTCCATTCGGAATTGAAGATTGCTACTACCCGTTTCCGCTGTGTAAGCAAAAATATTATCGCCTTTTGCCAGTGTAAACCAATTGCTGCCCTTCTTTAAGCAGTTGAGTATGTTGATTACTTTTCCGTTTCTAAGCAATGTAATACCTTTTCTACCTTTCATGGTAGTTATGGTGATCGTATCGCCAGCAATAATCCCACTTCCAGTTAATGCAGCCAGCTTGTCGGTTTCAATAGCCAGCTTTTCCCTTGTTCCGGTGTTATATATTGTGATATTCGTCGCTTCACCAATCGCATGAATGGTAATAGTTAATCCGATTTCTGAGTCGCCATAATACGTGATAACGTTCTCTGTCTGATTCATGATACGGCCAAACTCAAGTAAGGGTTCATCCAACGAATTATTCTCAAACGGAAATTCGAATACTGCTTGTATTCCATAAAATACGGTTTCATTTGTACCATTTTTACCGGCTGAATAGAAAAACGGATCTGGGCATACGATAGAAATTGTACTTCCTTCTTTAGAATCGAAGATGTTTGGTTCGTTCGTTTCTACATACCCGGTTGTTGATACTAATCGATTATCGGTTTCTATAAGAAGAGTAACGCCTTTTTTCATTGGGAAATATTTATAGGTCTTCTGACGAATATCTTCTATAGTTTCAGTGTCGGTGTTCATAAATAACAACTTAAACACTATGTTTCTTTTACTTAACCTGGCAGAATTGAATAATGCCCCGTCATTCGTTGATACTTCTGTGGTATTGATACTTGCGTTGGATGGTCCTAATCCATTGATGGACTTGACGATGAAGCCAGATTTCTCTGGCCGCATCAATTCAAGTTTTACACTATCGCCTAAATAATTTGTCACTGTGACTGACTTAATCATGTTAATACCTCTTTCATTGCCGAAAACTGATTCTTCGTCTGACGATAAATATCGACACGAGAAAGTGCTTTAGGCGAATAGTTGTTTTGTGTAAATGTGTACGTGTTACCGTTGGAGTCTTTGATTCCATTTTGATTTTCCCGCCCGTTTCGGTGGGAGTATTCTGTGATTTCCGCTCCTGCTTTAACCGCCTGAGTTCGACTTAACAGCGCATTTAGCCGAACTGCCTTGTTTTCTACATCTGACAAATCCAATACTGGACGGATCGTCGGCTCTGTATCGATGCCGGAATCAATCAAGTCAGATATTCTCATAACAGCAGACGATAAACCATTTTTAGCCATATAAGCCACATTTCGTCCAGCATTATAAGACGCATCTTCATAATCAGAAATAGCATTCACGAAAGCAACTCCGAAATAATCTCCGATTTTATAACCCACTTTTGAAGGTGAATGCTCATCCAGTTCTCTTTTTGCTGCATCTGCTGCGGCCGCAGCCATTTCAGCAGATTTTTGCGCTGCTGATTCGATGTTGTCTGCGATTCCGTTAATGAATCCCTGTACCAGATAGGCACCGGCAATATAAAATTCCTGGTATTTTTCTTTTATCGATGTCAATGCGCCACTGATTGATAACGTAAATATTGATTTTATCACGAGATCTTTTGACTTTATTCCGTTTATCAGATTCGTCATTATTGTGGAGCCAGTTGTATAAAACTCTGTGTATTTGTTTCTGATAACTTCCAAGATGCCTGTAACCAGTGTCGTCATGTTCAAAGTGCACACATATTGGTTCGCAATTATCCCGTTTGAGATATAACCGATCATTGTACTCGTTGCGTTGTAAGCTTTTTCGGAACAATTCGTAAAAGCTGACATAAACCCGTCTATTCCTACTTGTCCGAGTTTCATGAGTGCCGTACCAAAACCGTTCATTCCGCTTATATCTAAAGCGACCATACCCTTTGCCATATCAACCAAGCGGTTCACCTGAGTGATGACTCCGGATAATGTTCCAGTATCAACGCCGCTGATACTGCTATAAAATGCTCCCAAATATAAGCCAAACGACGACATATCACTGCCGAACTCAGACAATGTCATATCACCTGAAAACCAGCCACCTTCCTTAGGTAAACTCTTCTGAAGCTCGACAATAGATGACGCGGCATTTGTGGTAGCTGTAACGATCCCCGCATCTACGTCTGCCATATATGCGGAATAGTCCTTAAAATTCTTTCCAAACGATACTAAACTCTGACCGAATGCTCCGATGTCGTTATCACCGGTAAACCAACTAACAAGCCCTCCTGTATTTGGAAGCGTATTCGCTAACTCTACAATTGCCTTTCCTGCTGTAGCAGAATTGACCACCGCTTCAACATCCATTCCAGATATAGCATCTGCATAATCTTTCATAGCTTTACCGAATGTTGCTAATTTTGCTCCGAATGTATCAATATCGTTTCCACCAGTAAAGAACGATACAACTCCACCGGTGTTTGGAATCGTATTTGCCAATTCTATGAGAGCTTTTCCTGCTGTAGCAGAATTGACAATTACATCTGCTTTCAATCCGCGAACGGCATCGCCGAAATCTTTCATTGCCTTACCAAATGGGGCTAACCGATCACCGAATGCACCCATATCATTTTCACCAGCGAAGAATCCAACCACTCCACCCGAATTAGGTATTGTGGTTGCCATTTCCGCCATAGCTTTTCCGGCAGTAGCCGCTTCAGTAACAGCATTTGCATCCAAACCTTTGATGGAATCTCCGAATTTTTTCATGGAGTCGCCGAATGACACTAACTGTTTACCGAACGCTTTCATATCATTCTCGCCAGCGAAGAATCCAACAACACCTCCTGAGTTCGGAATCGTAGCAGCCATTTCAGCTAATGCTTTACCAGCCGTCGCTGCATTTGCCACGATTTCTCCGTCCATGTTTCCAATAGCCAGCGAGAAATCCCGCATAGCCTCGCCAAACGGTACAAGTTCCTCTCCGAACTTAGATAAAGATGATCCTCCTGTAAGCCAAGAAGTCAATCCCTGTAAAATATCAGCCGCCGTCAGAATAAGCACTGTCTCAGCTAACGCCTTTACTCCATCCATCATAGATGGCTGAATCTGGCTTGCTCCCTGTAAGAACGGCTGAACATTATTCATAAAAGCAGATAAATCAGCTCCAATCTGTGGGAACTGACTTGACACGCCGCTCATAAATCCACCGACAATTCCGCCAACGAACTGACCGATTGCTGTTCCGATTCCCTGTAAAAGTTTTCCGCCTTCTCCGATAAGCCAAGAAAGTCCTGGAAGTTTTGACAAGAGTCCGACAGCTGCAAGCACTAATGCCATCTCAGCAACAACTGCTCCCATTCCAAGAATTCCAACCATTGCTCCAGGAACAAGTGCCGCGGTTGCACTAAGAGCGAGCATAATAGCCGATAACAGACCGATTCCGGCAATTCCTTTCAATAAAGCCCCAGTATCAATTCCACTTAATGCATCGACAACACCGGTAAAGAACGCCATAAGAACATCAATCCCAGCTTTAATCAGTGATGGCAGATTACTAGCAATACCCTCTAAAATTCCAATAAGGAACTTGAAGGCTAAATCTACGATTTGAGGCGTGTAAGTAGCAAGTGCTGCTAATACACCGACTACTAACTGTAAAGCTCCGTCTGCCAACTGAGGTACACAGGATACAAAGACATCGATCAGAGTTAAAATGACTGCTTTTACAGCTTCACCGATAGCTGGTGCTCCAGCGGCGATAACTTTGCAGATCGCAATAAGCCCTTCTCCAACTTTTGTAAGAACAGCTGGAATTAAGCCAGCGATACCAGTAACAACAACCGTCAGTGCTGCTACGATTGCTGTTGCTCCGGCGGCACCGGCGGTTGCCAGCGCTGTGAATCCGATAGCGAGCGCCGAAAGTCCTGTACCGGCTGCAAGTAAACCTGCTCCGATCGTAAGAACCCCAACACCAATCAATGCAAACGCTCCTGATAATGCAAGAATAGTCGGCACCAATGGTGTAAGAACCGCACCTGCTACACCGATAATCGTGAATGCTCCAGCAATAGAAATAAGTCCTTTTGCAATCGCTTCCCACGATAATGCTCCTAATATACTGAGTACCGGCGCAAGAACAGCTAAGGCTGTGGACGCAACCAACAATGCTGCCGATCCACCAATCGTACCCTTCATGAAATTGAGACTGATAGCCAACTCAGCTAAAGCTCCGCCCATGACAGTAAGACCTCTACCGATCTCTTCCCACTGCATACCTCCGAATTTACTCATACAGTTTGCAATAATTTCAAGTGCTCCACTAACGATGACAAGCCCCGTTCCAATACTGATCATATTCTTCGGCATCAGCTTAACCGCAATAGCCACTTCTGCAAGTGCGCCGCCCATAGCTGTTAAACCTCTGCCAATTCCATCCCACTGTAACTGACCGAAATCTTTTACAGCAGAAGCAAAGATTTTCATTGCAGCACCGATAGCAATTAGCGCTACACCAGTAGACATCACGTGTTTCGCATTTCCAGCCAAATTCGTAAAGACAGCAAGTTCGGTAAGTAATCCGCCGATTCCAGCCAATCCTTTTCCAATCTCACCCCACTCCATCTGACCAAAGTCTTTGCAAGCAGATGCCAGAACTTTCATTGCTGCTGTCAGAATAACGATTCCAGTTGCAGTGCTGATCATTTTCCCGTTGAATTTTGCAACTCTAAGGAACACAGCAATCTCGGCAAATAAGACTCCTACTCCTGTCAAGCCACGTCCGAGTTCATCCCACTGTAATTTCGATAAATCCTTACATGCCGAAGCCAGAATTTTGATAGCTG